GGTCAGGCATCGAACGACTATGCTCAGCCCTGACGAGCATCAAGCCGCGCTTGACCAGTGTTGCGCGCAATCACAATCGTACGGCTCCCCCTGGGCGCCTTAGGGGATTAGATGTTTCAAGGTCCATTTGGCCCTGGCATCACCAGTGTGACGGTGACGGGGACCAATGCTTCAGCCACAGCGGGCACCTTGGTGGGCGTGGGGAATCAGCTGCAGATCGCCAATACCACGACCGCCTGGGCTTACTGTAACTTCGGCGCCGCGGCGGCCAGCGTAACGGCAGCGACGGTGGCGGCGAGTTATCCGGTGGCCCCCGGTAGCGTGGTGGTCATTACGATTCAACCCGAGCAGCAAGGTGTTTCCGTCATTCTAGGGGCAGCCCCCGGCACATTGACCGGTGTTATATTCACTCGTGGGGAAGGCGTGTGAGTGTGAAGGCCGCTGGATTCATCCAGTCTTCCAGTTCCACCACGGCCAATGGGCAGCAGCAGCAACTGCTCTTCAAGCTGTCTGGCGCGAATATGCAGTCCGGCAGCGCACAAGCCTTCACAAAGGTTTATGCGGGCAGCGTGTACTACCCCACCTTGATTGTGGCGCGCCAGCGCTCCGGAGCGGCCAGTGTCGCCTGTCTGGGTGGCATTTCTGACGGTACGAATGCGATTGTCGCAGCTACCCAGGCCTGGGTAACGCTGGCTTCTGGGGTGACGGTGACGGCAACCCTTGCCAGTCTCATTCAGACCACGCTTCTGAGTGCCACTCCTTCTCTCACGCTGGCGACACCGAGCACAGGGGCTTGCACGGCTGACCTCTATATCTTCGGTGTAGATATCTCGTGAGCCGAATCCTGATGGCCGATGGCTCGCCGGCCAAGCGCTCACGCAAGGTCAAGGAGGGCGGCTCGGTCAATCCCCATCCTGGTCAGGAACTCACCCCCGTAGTGGGCTGGCTCAAAGATGAGATCGATACCCATGAGCGTCTATTCGACAAGTTTCTTCGGCGGGGCCGTAAAATACTCAAGAAGTATCGGGATGTACGTTCCCCACGAGAGGACGCGATCACTCGCTATAACATTCTGTGGGCGAATGTTCAGACTCGCTTACCTGCGCTATACGCACGTAACCCCAAGCCCATCGTTGAGCGGCGTTACAAGGATCGTGACCCTATTGGTCGAACGGCTGCCGAAATCCTAGAGCGTTCGATTGAGTACACCCTAGACCACGTCAACGACTTCTTCTATGTGATGCGTTTGGCAGTGCAGGATTACGAGCTGCCCGGCATGGCCAGCGTGTGGGTGAGATACGAGCCGCACTTCCATAAGCCGGAATTGCCGGCCGCGAAGGATGAAGGAGCCATTGAGGGTGAGCAGAACGAGAAAACCGAGACCGAGGGAGAGGCGACGACCTCTGACGAAGAAGATGAAGTCACGGAAGAGAAGCTGAAGTACGAGGAGACGATCATCGATTACGTCTCCTGGGAAGACTCAGGATGGTCCTGGGCCCGGACCTGGCAGGAAGTGCGGCTTCTGTGGAAGCGCGTCTTCATGGACCGAGATGAATTGAGAGAGCGCTTCACGGAGCTGAGCGAGGCGGAGATCCTCATGATCCCGCTCGACTGGTCGCCCAAGAACCTCACCGATACCCAGATCAAGATCACCCGCAAGAAAGCAGTAGTTTACGAGATTCACGACAAGCACAAACGCTGTCGTTACTGGCTGGTGAAGAATTTCCACAAGCTCCTGGATCAACGGGACGATGAGCTGGGCCTGAACAACTTCTTCCCCTGTCCCCGGCCATTGATGGCCAACACGCTCAGTGATGAGCTGCTCCCGACCCCCAATTTCACCTTCTATCAGGACCAGGCGAACGAGATCGATGAGCTTTCCACCCGAATTGTGGCTATTAGTAAGGCCCTCAAGGTCGCTGGTGTCCGCGATGCGAGTGCGGAAGGTCTGGACCGTCTGCTTAGCGAAGGGGTGGAGAATCAGCTTGTTCCTGTCTCGGGATGGGCCGCACATAAAGACAAGGGCGGTTTAGCCGGCTCTTTTGAACTGCTGCCCTTGGCGGAGATTGCCCAGGCCCTGAGTGACTTGAGGGAACAGCGTGCCAGCCTGATCGAGGACGTCTATCAGCTCACCGGCATCGCGGATATTGTGCGCGGCTTCAGCGATCCGAACGAGACCGCCACCGCTCAGGAGATGAAGGGCAACTTCAGCATCCTGCGGATTCAGGACGCGCAGATGGAGGTGCAGCGCTTTGCCCGGGATGTGATTCGGATCGTGGGCGAGATCGTGGCGCAGTACGATATCGAGACCCTCAAGCAGATCAGTGGCGTCAAGCTGCTCACCAACGATGAAAAGTCCACCCTCCAGGTCCAAATTCAGCTCATGCAGCAGCAGTCCACTGCTCAGACTCCCCCGGCCCCTCCCCCGGGACAACAAGGGCCGCCTGGTGCGCCTCCGGGAGGTCCCCCGCCGCAAGGAGCGCCCGGAGCAAACGCCCCTCCACAGGCTTCTCCCGGAATGATGCACCCGCAGGCCGCGCCCAATATGGGTGCGACTGCCCCCGGTCAGGCGCCCCCCAGCCCTGAGAAACTGGCTCTACTGGAGCTACCGACCTGGGAAGAGGTCGAGAACCTGTTGCAGAATCCGGTCAACCGCGAGTTCCGGCTGGACATCGAGACCGACTCCACCATCCGCATGGATGACGACGCCGAGAAGGCCAGCCGAGTGGAACTCGTGACCGCGGTCGGCGGCTTCCTCGACAAGGCCGTCATGGCCGGATCCACCGCGCCTGAAATCATCCCCATGCTGGGCGAGCTGATGATGTTCGCCATCCGTAGCTTCAAGAGCGCGAGACCGATCGAGCAGGCATTCGAGGATGCGATGGACGCACTTCAGAAGGCCGCCAGCCAGCCCAAAGGCCCCCCGCCTGAGGTGCAGAAGGCCCAGATGGAGGCGCAGACTCAGATCCAGGTCGCTTCCATGAAAGCGAAGCTCGAGGGCCAGATCGCCCAAGCGAAGCAGCAGGCCGAGAGCCAGCAGAGTCAGGTCGAGAACCAGATGGAGCAGGCCCGCGCTCAGCACGACGCGCAGTTACAGGCCCAGCTGGAACAGCACAAAGCCCAGATGAAGGCCGCGAGCGACATGCAGGTTCAGGAGCTGAAGAACAAGTTTGAGGCCGAGCGCGTACAGTTCGAGACCGCGGCGAAAATCCACATTGCGATGATGGACTCGCATACCAAGCTGCAGGAAAAGCGCATGGACCTGGACCACCAGGGCTCACAGCACGAGATGGATCTGAAGCATCAGTCGAGTGAGGGCGAGAAACAGCGCGAGCATGAGGGTAAGATGGTCAAGGCCAAGCCTAACGGGCATGCCAAGAAAGACTAGGTGACGTACGCCGACCTACGAATATCACTGTGAGATGTGCGGACCGATTGAGGTCTGGCGCTCCATGGCGGACTACAAAGTCCCGCCTGAGCATGAGCACCCCGTGACGCGCGTCATCTCGGCTTGCAAGGGGTTTGGCGACATCACTCCCTACATTGCAGTCGGCGGTGACATGATGGGCAAGCCGATCACGACACGCCAGCAGCACAAGCAATTCCTGAAGCGCAACAAGCTGGTGGAGTTGGGGACTGAGCCGATCAGGCCCACGAAGCAGATGCGATCGACGGTCAAGAAGGGCGAGGTCGCGGAGTCCATGCGCCGCGCGATTGCCGAGCACACACGGCCCGATCACAAGCGCGGGGGTTTGATTGAAAGAGCCCGCTGAAACCGCCGAAGCCGACGACATCGAAGTTCCTGAGAAATCGATTCGGGAAGAGTTGGAATCGTCCTTAAGCGAAGTCACTGCGCGGCAGGAGAAAGACGATGGCAATCGGGACGAGTCAGTACGCGCAGTGGGCAGCGACCCCGGCAGGGGCGACGGCCATCCTCAAGAAGTACCAGGCGCCGGACGAGCGCGGGGGCCAGACGGCAAGTTCGCCCGACAGTCTGACGCCGGAGCAGGTGAAGGAACTCATCCTCTATCAGGAGAAGTTCGAGTACAACCGGTACTACCGGGAAGCAGTACGAACGCAGCGGTCGCTGGGAATCAGACCTCTCCCGTAGCCCTCCCCGCCCCCACCAGTTGGAAGCCCGAGGAGAAAGCGCTCTGGGCGAAAGTTCCGCCCGAAGTCCAGCACATCATTGATCGTCGCGAGCGCGACATCCACCGTCAGGCCAGCTCCCAGGACGAGGTGCGCGGGGTCGGTAACCAATTCATGCAGACGGCGAACGAGTACGCGCCCGTCCTGCAAGCCCGTGGAATCACGCCGGTGGCTTTTTTCAAGGAAGCCTTAGGCATCGTCACCCAGTTAGGTAACCCGGACCCCGCCGTGCGCGCCTCGATGCTGCGCCAGCTCGCCCAGGTGAACGGGATTGACGTCAGAAGTTTAGTGGGGCAACCCAACGCGCAGAACTCTCAAGGCCAGCCGCCCAACCTTCCCATTGACCAACTCGTGCAACGACAGGTCAACGAAGCGTTCCAGGCGAGGCAACGGCAAGAGACCGAGGCGCGTGAACGTGCGGAGATGCAAGCAACCAACAGTGAGATCGAGAGCTTCCGCTCCAAAGTCGTGAACGGCCAGCCGGCCTACCCCTACTTCGACCATGTGACAAGCCTGATGGCTTCCATCCTTGGCGGAGGGGCGGCCACGACCCTGGAAGAAGCCTATCAACTCGCCGTGAAGGCTCATCCCGAGACCGCGACCTTGATCGCTCAGGCCGAACAGGCCAAGGCGAAAGAGGTCGAGGAGAAGCGACGCAAGGCAGAGGCCAAGCGCCGCGCGGGCGGCTCAATCCGAGGGGGGCCTGGCTCCAGCAGCCAGCCCAACGGCAAGGACCGCTCGATTCGCGATGAATTGAAGTCCGCCTTTGAGGAAGCTCGAGGGCGCTTATAACCTTTTGCGGGAGTTACCATGGCACTGATCAACCCATCAGCCACGGTGACCGAGATCGTAACCACGACTCTTCGTAATCGTACGGGGAAGCTGGCCGATAACGTCACCAAGAACAATGCGCTGCTCTACCGATTGCGCGCTCGAGGTCGGGTCAAACCCGTCTCCGGCGGTCGCACCATCGTGCAGGAGCTGAACTACCAGGAAAACGGGACGTACAAACGCTATTCCGGGTACGAAGTCCTCAATATCTCGCCCAGCGATGTCTTCACGGGCGCGGAATACAACTACGCCCAGGCGGCGGTCGCGGTCTCCATCTCGGGCCTCGAGATGCTGCAGAACTCAGGCGAAGAGGCGATCATCGACCTGCTCGAAGGGCGTATCGAGAACGCCGAACAGACCCTCACCAATAACGTGGCGCTGGACATCTACTCCAACGGCACGGCCGATGGGGGACGCCAGATCGGGGGCTTGCAGCTGCTGATCTCCACGACCCCCTCCTCGGGCGTCGTGGGCGGTATCGATCCTTCGGTGTGGGCGTTCTGGCGCAACGTGTTCTACTCCGGGGTCACAACCGGTGGAGCTGCGGTTTCGACGGCCACGATTCAGACCTACATGAATCGCACCTACCTGCAGTTGGTGCGTGGCGCGGATGCCCCGGATCTGATCGTGGCGGATAACAACTTCTACCGCTATTACCTCGAATCGCTGCAAGCCTTGCAGCGCATCGGCGATGAGGATATGGCGGAGCTCGGCTTCCAGACGCTGAAGTACATGAACGCGGATGTCGTGCTGGATGGTGGATTTGGGGGTGGGGCACCGACGAGCACGATGTTCTTCCTCAACTCGAAGTATCTGTTCTTCCGCCCGCACCAGGATCGAAACTTCGCCCCGCTGGGGGACGAGCGTTTCGCGGTCAACCAGGACGCGATGGTCAAGCTGGTCGGCTTCGCCGGCAACATGACCACCTCGAACCGGTTCCTCCAGGGCCTGCTGGCTGCTTAAGGAGCACACATGGGCATCATCACAATCAAAGCGACCCCGGTGTCTCCGTTCGCCGCACAGACCTATGTGCCGCCGGGCTTCCCCGCGACCGTTACCAACGGTCAGGCCTACAACTGGATCGCGCAGAACAACCAGTTGGGCGACTACGACATCGGCAACGTCTGGGCCGATCTGCCGGGTCCTTACTTGGGATTCGGGAACGTTTTCCTGAAGCCTGAATCGGCGGCCGCGACGCCGGGAACGGTGACCTTGCCGGTCCTGCCGGCCCCGATCTTCCCCGTCCAGCCGGGACAGATCATCACCGCCTACGAGCCGACCCTGGGGTGGGGTGAGTTCATCGCCCTGCGCAATCCCATTTCGACCGCGCTGCCGGTGGGAACATTGGTCACCTGGGATGCAACCTACAACATCTCGATCCTGTCGGGCACGACCAAGAACACCGGTCAGGCGGCCGCGGTGGCCGTCTCCAGCGCCCAGGTCAGCACGACCGCCCAGGCCCTGACCCAAGGCACGGTCTACCCGATCGTGAAACTGTTCGATGGCTCAGGATTGGCCTCCCAGGCTAACCAGATCACCATCGCGTGGTATCAGATCTCAGGCCGGGCCTGGACGCTGAAAACCGCCGTCCAGGTCACACCGAACGTGCCGATCTTCGTCGGTGCGGTAGGGACCAACGGGCGCTTCAAGGTGCTGTCCTCGACCGGAGGGCAGATCCTGGGAGCGCGAGCCGCCACCGGGACCACCACCAGCACGCAGAGTCTGGCACTGGTGTACTACGGGGCTCGAGCACTGCTGGAAGGCGCCTGATGCTGACCGTCTGCACCGTCAATGCGGGCAATTACTGCGGTCGGGGCGCCGACTACGTGAATCGCCTGTTTGACGGTGTGCGACGGAATCTGCAGGCCGGCTTTCCCGGCAAGTTCGTGGTCTTCACGGATGACCCCACCGGGTTGGATGAGGGCATCGAAGCCCGACCCCTCCCCGGTGGATTGACTGGCTGGTGGAACAAGCTCTGGCTGTTCTCGCCCGAAGCCTTTAACCCGGGCGAACGGGTGCTGTACTTCGATCTGGATACCGTGATGACCGGCCCGTTGGATGCCATCGCGACCTACGACGGGCCGTTTGCCATGCTCAGGGACGTCTACCGGCCCAACGGTCTGCAATCTTCCGTCATGGCCTGGGAAGCGGGCAATTGGACTCAATTGTTCTGGTCTCGATGGTCTGACTATCAACATCTGCCTTGGCCCGGAGGTGATCAGGAATATCTCGAGGTTCAGCTGCACGGTTCCGCAGGGATTTTCACGGCGGCTATCCTGCAGGACCGTTTCCCGAACAAGCTCAAAAGCTACAAGGCCGATTGCCGCGCGCTCATTCCCCGTGGCACCTCCGTGGTGTTCTTTCATGGCCATCCCCGACCGCATGAAGTCACCTCGGGATGGGTGCCGGAGGTCTGGAAGGTCGGCGGAGGATCCGGGACCGAATGGGTCGTTCAGGCGAACGTGGATGACGAGACCCTCCATGGGAACGTCGTTTCAGCCATGGCGCGAAAATGCTCCTGGATGAGGGTCGGAAACGCGATTGACACCGCGATCATCGTGGGGGGTGGACCCAGTCTTGCGCAGAATCTCTTCTACATCCGGGGGATGCAGATGTCCGGTGGCAAGGTGTTCGCGACCGGGAATACCTACGCGTACCTCAAGGAGCACGGCATTCAACCGGACGCTCATGTCCTGCTGGATGCGAGAGAGGGCAATCTGGAGTTCGTTCCACGTGGAACCACAGGGATCCAGTACTACGCCTCCCAATGCCACCCTTCCGTCTTGGAAGCCGCCACGAACCTGCAATGCTGGCATGCCGCTCAGACCTGCTATGAGTGGCGTGTTCAGAATCACGAGGGTCTGAAGCTCGGTGGGGGCACCACGGTCGGCTTGAAAGCCATCGCGTTGGCCTGCGCACTAGGTCACCGACACTTACGGCTGTTCGGCTTCGACTCAAGCTACGGCCCGAGTCACCACGCTTATGATCAGCCCCTGAATGACGGCGAGAAGGTCGTCGATGCCACCGTGGCGGGACGAACGTTCAAATGCGCGCCCTGGATGATCACTCAGGCGGAGGATTTCAAGGAGCTGATTCCCCTGCTGATGGAAGAAGGGTGTGTCGTGCGGGTATTCGGCGAGGGGCTGATTCCCTGGATCGCCTCCCAGTTCGAGCAGCCTGCGGCCAGCCAACGCGCTCAACAGGTGCTGGCATGGCTCAATGACGTGCCGAACCCCGCGGGGGCTGAGATTGGCGTGTTCAAAGGGGCCATGTCGCGCCAACTGCTCCGGCGCGAGGATTTGACGCTATGGCTGGTGGATCACTGGCGCACGAGCGCCCACGACTCAACCTATGCCGAATCGGGCGACTATCACGCAAGACTGACTCAAGCTCAGCAGGACGGTTACTTCGAGGCGACTCTGGAGTCAATACGCTTCGCTGGGTCCCGCGCCAAGCTCCTGCGATATCTCTCGACTGAGGCGGCGCTCTTCGTTCCCGATCGCTCCCTGGATTTCGTCTTCATCGATGCCGATCACTCGTATGAAGGCTGCAAGGCCGATCTTCAGGCGTGGCTCCCGAAGGTGAAGACTTCCGGTTTCATTTCCGGTCACGATTACGACAACCGCGACTTCCCAGACTTCGGAGTGAAGCGCGCGGTGGATGAACTGTTCGGCACGCCTGAAACGGGCGCCAATTACACCTGGCGGGTGAAACTCGCCGACATCAAGACGCTGAAGGTGGCCTCATGAGCATCGATAATCCCAGTTTCGCCCCCCCTCGTGCCCTGGAGAGCCCGAAAAGCGACTTCTCCAAAGTGCTGTATGGGCGACCCGGAGAAGGCGGTAATGGCCTGGATGGCGAACTCATCGTGGAGTTCTACATCAAGCCCTATGCGATGGAGTATCTGACGGAGTGCATGGGTTTCCCGATCTTTCAGGACCGCATCTGGGTGCGCATCGTGGCGCCGGGTAATTCCCGTACCGTGTGGGATACGCTGGGGGCGGGCATCGAGTACAACACCGCGATCGATCCTGAGTCCAACGAATACCACACGACCTGGAATGTCCTAGGGCAGTGTCCGAACGGTGACCCGCCGGATGCGGCCAAGTATCCCAACGCGTGGGGTCGCTTCATGCGCAAAGGCGAAAAGGCCGACGACGGTTGGCCGATCGAGGAGTGGGGTGTGGTGACACGGTCCTATGCCGAATCCCTGAAGATGCTCGCCATCCCCACGGTGGAAGCGCTCGCCGCGCTCTCTGACGCCAATGTGGCCCAGGTCATGGGCGGCCGGAAGTACCGCGATCTTGCCCGCGCAGCATTAAGTGAGCGGGATCGCAACAAGATCGTGGCGCACGAGCAGGCCAAAGCCTCGAGAGCCGAGGAGAAGTCCAGCCTGCAGGATGAGAAGATCAAGCAATTGGAAGCCACCATCGCGGCCATGCAGAGCCAGTTCGCCCAAGGGATGCGCCCGCAGGTCCAGCAGGCCACGAATTTCACGCCCGCTCCCCCGACTGTGAAGACCGCGAGTGTCAAGACCTCCAAGCGGGCTCAGGCCATTGCGGCAGCCGCTGCGGAGTAACGGGTGAGCCTGCTGACGGTCGTCCAGAAGGCCTTCGGGGAAGTCGGGCTTCCCCCGCCGACTTCTGTCGTGGGCAACACGGACGCCAACGTCATCAAGGCGTTCTATCTCGCCAACCGCGCGGGAATCGTGCTCAAGGACAGCCCGGAGACGACCGACTACTGGCAGGCCCTGAGAAAGCAGTTCCTGTTTAATCTCTATGGGATTGGACCCTTTACCGGCACGTTCACCTATAACTCACCGACGATTACCAACATCACCGGAACGAATCTCGCAGGCGTCCAAGTCGGCTGGCAGATCAGCTCCACGTTCGCCCTGAACGACACGATGGTGACGGCCATCAATGCGGCGGCCGGCACGGTGACGATGAGCGAGAACGCCAACGTCACGCAGTCGCAAGCGACGGGAATCGACACGAGTCTCGCGTTTGGTCAGGAAGCCTATCCCTACCCGTCCGACCTCGGTCACTTCATCCCCCAGACCGGTTGGGATCGCAACTTCCGCTGGCAGCTCTTAGGACCGGTGGATGCGCAGGAGTGGCAGGTACTGAAGTCAGGCATCAGCCCCGTGGGGCCGCGATTGCGCTATCGGCTGATGAACAACCTGATCTACATCAACCCGGCTCCCTACGTTCCGACCGGCCAGTCCAGCCCGATTTCGGACCTGATCGTGCTGGAGTACGCCTCCATGTTCTGGGTGGCCACCGCCGCGGCCCCCACGGTGTTGGCCCAGGATGGGTACGCGGCCGATACGGACGTCTCGCTGATCCCCGAAGACCTGCTGGTTCTGTCACTCAAGTGGCGCATCCTGAAAGCCATCGGCATGGCCTATGCGGATGAGTTCGTGGAGTACACCGACACAGTCAGCACACTGGTCGGACGCCAGACGATGGCGCGGAATCTGCCGTTGAATAGCCGGGCGAGTGGAATTCGCCTTCTCAACAGTCAGAACGTGCCTGATACCGGGTTTGGCAGTTAGCGATGCCCCGCCGCAGCGCCATGCTCGCGTTGAGGGCCCAGCAGGCCGCTCAGCCGGCCGCCACCGGGTACGTCGTGGCCGCCCCCACGGGGGGACTGAACGCTCGAGATGCGCTCGCGGCCATGCCCGAGACCGATGCGATCGTGCTGGACAACTGGTTTGTCCAACCCACGTGGGTGGAGCTGCGGCGCGGTAAGACGACACTCGCCACCTTCACGGGCATCTGCCAGTCGCTGATGGCCTACAACAGTCTCTCGGGCACGAACCAGCTTTACGCAGGCGCCCTGAACGGTACGGTGGGCTCCATCTACCGGGTGGATAACGCGGGAGGCGGTTCGGCGGGGGCCGCCGTGATCGGGGGTGGTAGCAACACCATCCAGCAGGTGACCAATACCCAGTACGACTGGGTGCAGTTCGGCACCGGCAACGCGGAGGTCCTCTATCTCGTCAACGGCAACGATAACCCGCTGATCTATGACGGCACCACGTGGTGGCCGATCACGACCCCGATCTCGGCCTCCGTCACGGCTATCTCCCAGGCCGCCTCCGCGGTCGTGACGATCAACACCGTGAGCGGCAGCAACCCGTTCGTCATCGGGGAGACCGTGGGGGTCACGGGCGCGGGCGGCATGACGCAGATCAACAACGTCAATGCCAAGGTGACGAATATTGGTGGGAGCTCGGGGGCCTGGACCGTCACGATCAATGTCAATTCCGCCGCTTTCACGGCCTACACTTCTGGCGGCATGCTGTCCTCGCCTTTTCCCTATGCGCTGACCGGCGGTCCCAGTCCCCTGACCTCGCTGTCCCAGGTGATCCGCTATAAGTCGCGCCTGTGGTTCATTCAGGCCAACACGATGAACGTGTATTACCTGCCGCAGAACGTATTCGCCGGTCAACTCACACTCCTGCCGATGGGCCCGAACTTCAATCTCGGCGGATCACTCGCCATGATGGCCACCAACAGTGTGGACAATGCGGCGGGCATCAACGACTACCTGGCTTTCATCTCTACCCAAGGCGAGGTGGTGATGTACCAGGGGTACGATCCCTCCCAGGTGGCGACGTGGTATGAGGCGGGACACTTCCGGGTGGGTCGGCCGCTGGCGCTGGGACGCCGCGGTAATGTGAAACTCGGCTCCGATGCAGCCGTTCTGTGCGTCGATGGGCTTACCCCGCTGTCGAAGGCCTTGGTTGCCGATCGCAGTCAGCCCCTGATCGCGATCACCGACAAGATCCGCTCGGCGATCAATATCGATGCCCAGGCCTACGGGGCGACCTTCGGTTGGCAGGTTGTGCTCTATCCGATGGGCACCAAGATCATCATCAACACGCCCACGGTGGTGAACTCGACCAGTTATCAGTATGTGCAGAATACGATCTCGGGCGCATGGTGCACCTTCGGCAAGGTTAATTCCCCCTGGAACGCCATCTGCTTTGAGACGATGGGGGATAACCTGTATTACGGCACCGTCAACTCCGTGGCCCAATGCGATACGGGCATGTCGGACGATGGCAATGCGTATCTGGTGACGGCGGAGCCGGCTTTCAGCTACATGGAAGATAGAGAGCATCTGAAGACCTGGACCCAGTGTCAGCCGATCTTCCAGGTGACCGGCAACCTGACGCTCTCGATCAATATGCTGACGGATTACAGCACGACCGGCTCGACCAACACCGTCCCCTTATCAGCGGGCAACAGCGCGGTGTGGAATGTTGCATTATGGAATGTAACGTTATGGGGGGATGATGAGCAGGTGGTCAAACCCTGGATTGGCCTTGCCGCCACCGGCTATGCGGCCTCCATGGAGCTGCGCATCAACGTCAAGAATCTGACCGCCAAGTGGCAGAGCACCAACTACCTGTATCGTCCGGGGAGCCTTTTCTATGGGTGAGGTCTTGTCGATTCCCCTCCAGCAGGCGACCCTGAAGGTGAGCGCGGAGGCGTTCAACGTGATCATCGCCGGCTTGAAACAACTTCCCTACATCGTAAGTCAGCCGGTGATCGATCAACTGCGGCAACAGGTGAAGACGCAACTGGGAGAGACCGATGCCCTGGAACGGTAGTGGCACCTACACCCGTGGCTATGCGTCCTGGACAGCGGATGCCACCAATGGCTTACCGATCTCGGCCACGAAGTTCGATACGGAGGACAATGATTTCGCTGCGGGCATTCAGAATTGCCTGACTATCGACAACCAGAACAAGCCGAACGCGAGTCTAACCTGGGCGCAGTCGCTCGCGCTGACCAAGGCTTCCGACGCCACGGTGTTATCGATCGCCCGCACGGGCGGTAGCAACAATCCATCCCTCATCTGGGCGGTGGTGGATTCGGCAGACGTGGTGACCGCCACGCTCAACACCGGAAATCTCGCTCTGTCGCTCAATCCCAGCGCCTATGCGTTCGGGAATTCAGCCGACAAGCCGACCTTCAACTTCATCGGCGATGGGATCACTTCGACGGTCTCCACCGCCAATACCGCCGGCTTCAACATCAATTCGCTCACCGGCCAGAGCGCCTACCAGGACTTTTTCATAAACTCGGTGGCGAAGGCGCTGATCGGTGTGGCCGGCAGTACCAGCGCGTTGATCACAGGGGACGCACTGGGGGATTTCGATGTCGCAAGCCTGGGGGGCAACATCAATTTCTCGGTGGATTCCGGCGCGACCATCAAGGCGCGCCTGCAGTCCAGCGGCTTCTTCCAGATCTCCGACAATGCGGCCTCCCCAACGCTCTATACGGCTGGTTACGTGAACCTGCCTCAGAACGCCCAGCCCAACAATTACACTACGGCCGGATCGGATTCCGGCAAGAGCATCTACCATGCTTCCGGTAGCGCGCACACCTACACGATCCCGGCCAATGCTTCTGTACCCTACACCTTGGGCACGACGCTGACCTTCGTAAACGGCCCGGCAAGCGGTGTTCTCACGATCGCCATCAACTCCGATACGCTGGTGTGGGCGAACAACAATACGACTGGCTCGCGAAGTCTGGCTGCGGGAGGCGTAGCCACCGCCATCAAGTCAGCCAATACCGTCTGGCAGATCTCCGGAGCGCAGATCTCATGAGTGGTCCGGCTGCCATGTTGTTGGCTGGCTCCTCGTTTACTCCCGTGACCCATACCTACACCAGCGGCTCGGGGACTGAGACGGTGCCAGCGGGCTCCAGTTTCTGTTCGTGGCAGGTCGAGGGGGCCGGCGGGAGCGGCGGGGCTCGCGCTGTGACCAGTGGAGCCGGTGGCGGCGGGGGCGGGGCTTATTGCGCGCAATCCAACCTCGTGGTCGCAGTCGGCCAGACAATGAATTATTCCGTGGGTGCCGGTGGGGCTGCGGTGAGCGGCACTGCAAACGGCAATAGCGGCGGCGCTTCCACCGTGACCGGAACGGTCACAGGCGGGACACTGAATCTGTCCGCCGGCGGCGGGGGAGGTGGCACGCTGCTGGGGACCGGGGGCAACTTCGGGACCGCCTCCGGGGGTACCACCAATCAGTCCGGTGGGCTCGGGTCGAGCAATACCGGCAACCTGGGAGGAGCCGGGGGGGCAGGCGGCCCACCCCTGGGAGGCCTCGGGGGGGCAGGCGGTAATCCGGGTGGGACGGGAAGTGCGCCCGGCGGGGGAGGAGGGGGTGCCAATGTCGGAGGGACATCCGGTGCGGGGGCTAACGGTGCGGTCATCTTCAATTACACATGAAGCACCTCGTCACCCATCAGGATGAGCGCGTCGCGAGATGGGTCGCCGATCACATGCCCGTCTTCGAGTTTGGCTCGACCCCCTATACCGCGATTGGCCAGGCGGACCGATCCGGCAGCCTGATTGCCGGCTGTATCTATCAGAACTTCACCAAAACCGACCTCCACATGCATGTCGCGGCCCTCCCCGGCAAACGCTGGATGAGCAAGGCCTATCTGGGCGAATGCTTCCGCTATCCTTTTGAGCAACTGGGATGTCGGCGGGTCACGGGGCTGGTGCCGGGCAGGAACGAGGTCGCGGCGCGGTTCGATGAGCATCTGGGATTCGTGCTCGAGGGTAGAATCCGCCAAGTTCTCGCTAACGGCGATGACCTGCTGGTTTATGGCATGCTCCGTGAGGAGTGCCGTTTCTTAAAGGTGGGCTTGAACCATGGGCGTAAACAATACGGGACCACAGACGGGTGGCGGCGCGAGACCTCCCATGTACTCCCCGCCGGCGGGAACGGCCTCGGGGATTCCCGGCGCTAGCTACCCGGTCATGGGCTCCAGCCCCGTGACGAACATGCAGCCCCGGCTCGCGAATCCCGGCCAGGCGCAGATGCGGCCCGGCATGCCGCCCAATGCGCCCATGCAAGCGCCTGCCGGAGGAATGCCCCCCGGTGCCCCACCAGGCGCCCCGCCAGGGGGAATGCCTGCACAGGGCGCTAACCCCCAGCAACTGGCCCAGGGGCTCGCTAACTTGCAGGGAGGCATGCGGTAAATGGGCAAGTCGTCGGCCCCGGCCGCGCCTAATCCTGTTCAAACGGCCGCCGCCCAGTACCAGTACGGAACGGAGGCCGCCGGCTACAACGCCGCATTGAATCAGGTGAATCAGGTCGGCCCCACAGGATCGACCAGCTATCAACAGACCGGGACGGGATACGGGGGCGCGCCGACCTACACCTCCACCACCCAACTCTCGGCTCCCGAGCAGGCATTGCTGTCCGGTAGTCAGGGATTGGAATCGCAGTCCCAGCAATTGGCTGGGGGTCAGGGGCAGAATGTAGCCAACACGCTGCAGAACTATCAGCTTCCTACCCAAGGGCAGAATCAGGAGTTCGGCCAGCAGGCGATGCAATCCGCGTATGGGGTTGAGACCGCCTCGATGAATCCGATGTGGCAGCAGCAGGGGGAGCAGTTGGATGCTTCGTTGCGCAATTCGGGCGCTACTCCGGGGATGCCGGCCTACGACAACGCGATGCAATCCTTCGATGCGAATCAGGCCAGTGCTTATGGGCAGGCCGAGAATCAGGCCTTCGGCCAAGGGCTGTCGGCCGAAGGTCAGCAGATCTCGGATGTGAATCAGGCGCAGGGCGGTCAAATCGCCAATTACCTGAGTCTCGCGACCGGAGCTCCGGGCACGACCAGCACCGGGGCTGCGGGCAATGCCACGACGGGCGCCTCGACTTCGGCCCCGAACATCATGCAGGCCTATGAGAATCAGTACCAGGGGCAGTTGGCCAATTACAATGCGGGCGTCTCTTCGACTAACACCGACATCGGCGCAGGGGTAGGGGTTCTGGCGGCGGCGGCGAGCATGTATTGATGGACCTGATCCCCAACCTCATCTTCCTGTATCACGCGATGGTCGCCAGTGAGCGCTTGCTCGAGCGCGCCAGTGAGCGTTCCACAGGGACCCTGCAGGACTACTTCCGGAGCCACCTGGAAGAGGAACGCGGTCACGACGAGTGGCTGGCAGAGGATCTGGACTCTGTCGGGGTGAACGTGAAGAAAACGCAGATTCCGCTGGAGGCCATGGAGATGGTCGGTTGCGTCTATTATCTCATCGAGCACGTCGATCCGGCGGCCCTCCTCGGTTACATGCAGGCCATGGAGCGTTCTCCGGATGATGCGCTGATGAGTCGCTTCGAGAAGGAGTACCCGGCGAGCTTGCTGCGGACTCTTCACTACCACGCGCTCCACGATCGCGAGCATGCGCGGAAGCTTCGGGACGTGATCCTTGCGACCACACCGACACAACAGCAACTAATCACCCAGACTTATACCCAAACGATCCGCTACTGCCAGCGGGCACTGCAGAAGGTTGCCGCATGAGTATGTCGCCTCAACAGATGCAGCAGATGCTGGCCCAGTACAAGCAGATCTCCGGCGCCCAGCCGGTGGCGCCGTTGAATCCCGCACCTGCCGCGGGCTACGAGGGTCAGCAGCCGGGGATCAATACGCAGGGGCAACCCTCCACCGGGGCAGCCGCGACCAGCGGTACCGCCAAACTGATCGCGGCCTTGATGAAAGCCCAGCAGCAAAAGCAACTGGGTGACCAGCTCTCGGCACAGAACTCCATGACGCAGCAGATGCCGGCGATCAATCAGAACCAGGGGCAGGCGATCGACAGTATGATGCAGCAGATCCCGGTGGCGCCGATCACAGGGAGTCAGTAATGGACCCCACCGAAGCCCAGAATGTGCTGCAGTACATGCAGCTCTTCGGGCACGCACCCGCCGGGATCTCGCCGGAGAACCTGAAACTCGTGCAGGCCCTGCAGGCCGCGAAAGCCGCTCAACCGGCGCCCACGACGCCAACCCCAGCCGTCAACCGCGCGACGCCCGGCCTGGGAGGGGCGATCAGCGATGCGGTGGGCGCGGTGGCCAAGGCGGTAGCGCCGAAATCCATTACTCAGCAAAGCGCCCGGTTGGCTGCCCAGGAACAAGCCAACGAATGACCCCTGAGTCAATCATGCGGCAGAAATTGGCGTTGGCTTTGCGGCAGGCGAAGCGCATCAAGCCTGCGCGCAAGGAAGACGTTCAGCCGGGCACTGGCACTAACGAGAATGGCCCGCAGGTGACGACCAACAAGACACCGGACGAGTGGCCCACCGATGGCTGACCCGAGCACCCTATCCTCCATTCCACCCGGTGTGGATCCCAGTGACTGGATCAAGACTCAGCGGCAGATGTCGCTCGCCCAGGCCCTACAGGGCATGTCCCTCTCACCGGTGCAGAACGACCTGCAACAGCCGCAAGGAGGCAAATACTTCCAGATGGCGCGGGTCGGAAAGACGGCCGCGCTCTCGAAGCTCGCCGATGCGTTGATGGCCAATAAGGGGTTCACCGGCCAGGTATTGCCGGGAGTAGGCGATCCGGGCTCGGGAGGCGCCTTAGGGGCGATGGGACGCCAGTATCAACAGGCCCAGCAGGCATTTCAACCGGGCGGCCAACAGGTTCAGGGTCAACCCTTGCAAGCCGCGCCGCCGCCGAGTGACCCGAATGCCCAGAGCGTCCAACCCGCGATGGCTCGACCTAACGGCCAAAGCTTCGATCAGACGGTGCAGCGTTCGCAGCCGGGCGTCACGCCCACCAATCCCATGAACCCGCAGGGCATTCCGGCGAACGCGATGCTGCGTCTGTGGCAGAGCGATCCGGCGAAATACGCTTCGATGATCGCGGGTCCCGAGAGCGTCCAGCTGGGCAAGATGGCTGGCTACACCGGTCCGCAAGCCGCTACAGCGGCATTCAACAAGTCACAATCCCTCGACGCGCGCCCGGGCGGAGCCATCTATTTGCCCGATGGCCGCATCATCCGCAACCCGACCTTACCCGCCGGCATGGAGCCCACGACCTACGATGCGCAAGGCAACCCCCAGGGCGCACAGAACATTCCCGGCATGGTGCCCGCGCTGGGGGCTCAGAAGGCAGTGGAGACCGCGTCCACCCAAGCCAACACCCCGCGCATGATCCCCCAGGGCGGTGGTGTAGAGAAGCTCGGGTATCCGCCCACTCCGCCTGCTCTGCAGAATCAGGCGCCTCCCGGCCAGCAGGGAAAATATTTCAGCGGCGCGCCTCCGGCACCCCCGATGCCTCAGCCGCCGCCGAGTGCCAGGACGCCGGCTCAGGTCGGGCCGGTGAAGAATCCGCAGACCGGTCAGTACGATAACAATCTCTGGCCGAATATCCCGAAGATGGCGATTCCCAACAGCCCCGGCAGCACCAGTGACGCTTACTCCGAGGGGATTCTCGGGGCCAGTGTCAAGAGACACCAGGAGTTGGTCGATAAACTGGGCGAAGGTTCGGCGCAGGCAGTTCTGTCGAATAACTATCTGGATCAGGCGCTGAAGCATCTCCCGGCCGCCGAGACGGGTCCCATGTCGGAATGGCTTACCGAGAACCGCGGCAAACTGATCGAGACGATGCCCTCCCTGGGTCCAATCCTGGGGGGTACCGAATCGGTGACTCCCACTCTTGAGCTCAACAAAGCACTTGTGAACTCAGGCTTGCAAGGCGCCAAGGCCAACTTCGGGCGCCTGACCCAGAGCGAAGTGATGTTGCAGAAGGATGAGATGAGTCCTTCTGCGAAGATGACGCACGACGCTATCGCCTCGCTAATTCATCAGCAACAGGTGAAAAACGGCTACGCGATCCAGCAGGACAAGGATTATAGCGAATACCACACTCAAGGGGGCGACCCCAACCGGTTCGAGGCTCAATACAACGTGCGGCGGCCGATCTCGCGCTTTGCTGCTCAGTACGACACACCACCGGCGGCGTTGGACCGATTGAAGCAGCAACCTGAGCTGCTGCCTGCGTTCGTCAAAAAGTACAACTGGGACCCGAGTCAGTGAGTGAGCCAGCAAACGCTTTTGACGATCTCCCACCGCTGTCGGTGGTGAGCGCGTCGGCTCCCGCTCAGGGTGCCAACCCCTTCGATGACATTACCCCGCCGGTGAAGAGCGAAACGAAAACTGAATCGCCTTCGATAGCCTCTCAATTGGAACGTGGAGCAGGATTGACGGGCCGGGCACTGATTCAAGGCATGGTGGGATTGCCCGGTCAGATGCTGGATGCAGGGCATAGTCTCTACGATCTGGCGACCAATCCGCAGGCGCGTTCTGCCACCTGGGAACAGCTTCAACATCCTTCGCAGTGGCTCACTCCTCCGAAGGATGCCCCTACTCAGGAGTTCGATAGAGCGCTGGACCCCTATCTGCCCACACCCCAAACCACTGGCGAGAAATTGGCCAGCATTCCTCTATCGATAGCCGGCGGCGCGATGACGCCTCAGATTCCCACGGGAGTGACTCAGGCGCCGGCCAACTTCATGCCGCCTGCTCAACAGAAGGCGCAGTTGCTCGCCGCGGGCTTGAAGAATGCGCAGGACGCGGGCTACGTGGTTCCCCCCTCCACGACGAACCCCACTCGTTTCAACCGGGTGCTGGAGAGCGTGGCCGGCAAGGAGAACACTCAGAACGAGGCTCGAGCGATCAATCAGGAAGCGCGCAACGCCGGCGCGGCGCAGGACCTGGGACTCAAACCCGAGGTTTTCACGCCGGGTGCGGTTGCGGCGGTGAAATCCGAAGCAGGCCAAGCGATCGAAGCGGCGAAGTCGATACCACGCTTCCAGACCAGCCCTCAGTTCGGGACCGACCTCGACAAGATTCTTGAACAGACTCGGGGGGCGAATAAGGATTTCCCGGGCGCGTCGAATCCAGACGTCGAGAATCTAGTGAACACGTATCGCGTGCCCTCCTTCACGGGCGACTCGGGTGTATCCGCGATCAAGCTCCTGCGTGGAAAAGCTAACGATGCTTACGCGCAGGGCAACAGTGAAATGGGCATCGCCTACAAAGGCATCTCCCGTGCGCTTGAGGAGGAGATGGAGCGCGGCGCGCAGCAGGCAGGGGGACCCTATGCCGATCTCGTCAATGGTCTCCGGCAGGCGCGCAAGACCTACGCACAAGCTTCGACTATTGAAGACGCCAGTGATGCGGCTGGGAACGTCAGCGGTACTAAGCTGGCAGCAGCGTGGAACCGCAATGAGCCGCTATCCGGGAACCTTTTGACCGCCGCCGAGCACGCCGCTAACTACCCAAAGGCCAACTTGCCCGCTAACAGCAGCAATGTACGCAAGTGGAGCTTTGGCGCCTCAGCGGTGGGGGCTGCCGAGGGCTACCACGTAGGGGGCGTCAAGGGTGCGGCAATCGGGGGCGCTCTGCCGCTGACCAGTGAAGGAGCCCGAGCCTATCTGCTGAGTGGGCGTGGGCAAACCGGGGCTCTTCCGGCAGCCGCTCGAAGTCCTTCGGCGCTTTCTCAGGCCCTGAAGGCCCGCGCGGTGGGGTCAGCTGCGGGGGTTGCCAATGCTCCCTAGCGCCCGGATGAGGAGCGTGAAGCCAATAATCGTCAAGAACCCCGCCGGCCCAAGGACTGCCAGCGAACACAGAGCAAACAGAAACATCCCGATCAGTACTAGCCAGCCCACGGAGTTCTCCTATCCAGTTAAGTCCGAGTCTGCTCCTGTATGGATACTGGATGTAAAGCCGAACCGGTCACATTATGCCCATTGACGCCAATGAGCTGGTGCCGAGCATCTATGCGCTGCTGACCCAGCCATGGCCGGCGGGAATCGCCACAACCGATGAGACCGCTGACGGGGTGACGCCGGTCAACTACGCGCTGCCCGAGCTCGATCCATTCCGCTACGGCACGCTCGCCAATTGGCAGACGGTCTACAACGCCATCGTGGCCTTCCAGAGCCTGCAGACGCTCGAATATCGTCTCACCGCTGTCCGTCCCGAGTGGTTCGCCCCCAACGGCACGCTCACGGCCGGGGTGACCGATTGCGCGCCTTACATCCAGGCCGCCATTAACTTCCTGAATACCCGCAACAGCCAGGGGGTGAGTCCCAATAACGGCTATGGACGCGGGACCTTGCTGTTCGATGCCAAGGTGTACCTGTGCAAGAGCACGCTCGTTTTCGGGGCATTCATCAACTACCGGGGAGTGAGAGCCTCGACCTCCGACAGTGTGCTGCCGCTGACCTCGCTGGTGAACTCCCGGGGCACGATCTTGCGGGCTGATGTGGCGCTCTACACCGGCCCCGGAACCCTGGGCAGTCCCGGCAATGCGGGCACGATCATCTACCTCCCCACCGGAGATGCGACGCTCGACGATCTGATCCTGGTGGGTACGACCCAGATCAACTCCAATGCATCACAAGGTATCCAGTTCGGCTCCTCAGGCGGTGTTGCGAATAGTGGATTAACCTATGAGACCGACGGCACCGGACAGCTATGCGCTGGCGTCGTCATGAACCGGATCACCCACTATGCCTTCACCAAGGCCTGGAGGCCCTGCTACACCGCAGACAACTTCTACACCCATTGTCGTTTCGAGACCTGCAACGTCAATATCTCGCTTGCTGGGAACAGCACGCTCAACAGCTCGAATGAGATCCGCATGACCAACACGGTGCATTTCGGGCACCTGTTCGGAATCAACGTGGAGAATCAGGCCTCGGGACGCGTCTGGAGCCATATCATCCGTCAGGAAGGCGGCTACATGTACTCCACCTTCAATAGCGCGGCGCACATCTCGCTGCAGACCAGCGGAACCAGCACCAGCACGCCGAATGTGGATATGCGCTTCACCAGCGTGGATCTCACCCATACCGGTAGCTCCTGTCGCCATGTGATTTGGTTCGCGGATTTCGACGGTGGCACCGTCACGCGCCTGACCATCAACGGGGGCGCGATGACAGGGGCCTCAAGCATCATCGGTCTGCAAAGCGGGTCTACCAAGCCGAACAACGTCAATTTCAATAACGTGGACATGTTCAACACGGTAGTCCAGTTCAGTAATGTGACGGAGTTT